GTTCGACATTGCCGCCGATGAGTTTATGGACAGCAAGTGGAGTGGGCAGGTAGGCAATCGAGCAGTAGAGGTCACCGAGATGATCCGTACAGGTGAGTATTCGTAATGTCTAAAGGTGGTCAAGGCACAACCCAGCAAGCTAGAGGTTCTTTTTCTGGAAACTCTCAGCCCTCTTATGGCGGGAATCAAGCAACGGGACTTGGCAGTAAAGGCGGTTCACAGTCTTATCAACAACCTTATCGAAGCCCTTACGGGCAAGGTCAAAGCTACAGTCAGCATGGAATGCGATCTGGGTTTGGTGACTTTATGGAAAACCCACAAGCCATGCCACCACGAAATCCAAATTTTTCTCAACCGGATGGCAACGGTAACTTCACCTCTCTACCGTCTGGTGGGCAGATAGTGATTGAGCCTCCCAATTCATTAGATCAAAGAAGACGGGAAGAGATTAGGACTAGAGGGCCAGAAAGCCTTGCAGCCCAAGGACAATTTGGCGACGCGAGCGCTGGTGCTGCCCAAAATATTGAAGCTAATGACCCGTTCGAGTTTCAAAGCCCCCCTCAACTCAATCCAGAGATCCATCTGCGAACTAGAGGGCCAGAGAGTCTCGTTGAGCAGGGCGGAATGGCTTACACGCAAGGGCCGGTGTCCACTGAGGAGCAGCAACAACAACAGTTTGGCGGTTTGCTCTCGCAGGGTTCCTCCCCTAATAGCTATAACAATAATTTTGGGCCGTATGTTGGTAATGCCGGAGGCTTTGGGAGCAAGGGCGGTCAGGCGAGGCAGATGGGTTATGCTCCTATGCGCCAAGGACTCGGAGGCTTCTTTTAATAATGACATTATCTAAGATCCAATTTAATCCAGGTGTTGACAAAGAAGGCACCGAATATACAGCCGACTCTGGGTGGTTTGATTCAGACAAGATTAGGTTTCGCCAAGGCAGGCCAGAAAAAATCGGTGGGTGGACAAAATTCAGCCAAAATTCTTTTTTAGGCATTTGCCGGTCAATCCATGACTGGGCTTCTCTTGAGTCCATTAAGTACATTGGACTCGGAACAAACTTAAAGTTTTTGGTATCTCAAGGTAATACCTTTAATGATGTGACTCCTATTCGTGCAACCACGACCAATGGAATAACTTTTGCGGCAGTTAATACCTCTTCGACGATAACGGCTACAGACAGTAGTCACGGAGCGGTTACAAACGACTTTGTCACAATAAGCGGGGCTGCAACTCTTGGTGGTGTAATCACTGCTGGAGTCTTAAATCAAGAATATCAAATAACATCAGTACCTACGTCAAACACTTATACATTTACTGCAAAAGACTCAGCAGGAGACGCTGTAGCTGCTAACTCTTCTGACTCAGGGAATGGCGGTTCAGGTGTTGATGGTGCATATCAAATTAACACGGGACTAAACACCTTTGTTCAAGGCACGGGATTTGGAGCGTCTGCTTGGGGTTCTGGCGGGTTTGGTAGCGCAAACAGTGTTTCAGCATCCGGTCAGCTTAGGCTCTATAGCCAAGATAACTTTGGGGAAGATTTGATTCTAAATCCTCGTGGAGGTGGCATTTTCTATTGGGATGAGTCTGCCGGAACAGGTACTAGAGCGGTAAACATAACAACTCTAGCCAACGCATCCAACGTACCGACAATAGCTTTAAAAGTTTTAGTTTCAGACATTGATCAACACGTTATTGCTTTTGGCACAAACGGCATAGGCTCATCTACAATTGATCCTTTGTTCATACGTTTTTCTGATCAAGAAAACATTGCTGATTGGACACCGACAGCAACAAACACAGCCGGTGGTGTAAGAATAAACGCTGGATCAGAGATAATTGGCGCAATCCAAGCAAGACAAGAAATTCTTATATGGACTGACGTTAGCTTACATTCTATGCGTTTTGTCGGGGCTCCTTTTACCTTCCAATTCCAAACACTTAGCACCGATATATCAATGATATCTCCAAATGCTGCGGCAAATGCTAGGGGTTCTGTATACTTTATGGATAAAGGCAACTTCTATGTCTACAACGGTTCTGTGCAACCACTGCCTTGTAGCGTTAAAGACTTTGTTTTTTCAAACTTAAATCAAGACCAAGCATTCAAGGTCTTTGCTGCCGAGAACAATGCGTTCTCTGAAGTTAGTTGGTTTTACCCAATAGGTTCCGGTGATACCGAGATTACAAACTACGTTACATATAATTACGCAGAAAACCTGTGGTCTGTCGGAACCCTAGAAAGAGGTGCTTGGATTGGCGCTGGAACAAGATCAAAGCCTCTAGCAACCACGACAGTTGCTGGTAATGGAGCAAACTATCTGTACAACCACGAAGTTGGTCACGACGATGATGGCGTTGCAATGACTGCGTTTGTTGAGTCTGGTGACTTAGAGATAGGTGATGGCGACAGGTTTATGATGATTAGTCGGATTGTTCCAGACTTTGCTTTTAGCGGAACCAAGAGTGATGCGTCAATGGACTTGACGATCAAGGGAAGCAACTACCCTTTAGAGACCGCTTCGTCATTAGCCACAGCTACAGTTACTCAAAACACCACCCAATCAAATATTAGAGCAAGGGCTAGGCATACGGTTATTCGTGTTGAAAGCTCTGGCCTTGGATATGGATGGCGCTTAGGTGGCCTTAGATTTGATATACGTCAAGATGGTAGGCGCTAATGTCAGGCACTAAACAAACATCGCTGCCAATCCCAAGCTCGGACTATGATAGAGACAACGAGGCTATAACTCGCAGAAACCTAGAGTTAATCTTTGATGAGGTTCAAAACGACCTTTTTCTTGCTAAGACTCAAGGCGATAGCCAAGGATCATTAGCTATGCGAAGGTTTCAGTTTCTATTGATGGGGGCTTCATGACTGATGTAATAAAAGTACTTGGGCAGTTAGACCCTAGTGCAACTACAACAACTGTGCTGTACACAGTGCCTAACTTGGCACAAACAACAGTTAGCTCGTTGGTTATATGCAACAGATCTGGCTCTGCAATTACTTTTAGAGTTACCGTTCATGTCGCTAATGCTTCGGCGGATGACAAACAATTTCTTTTTTTTGATGAATCTTTAGCTGCTACAACCACAAGAACAGTTGTGATTGGAATGTGCCTATCCCAAGCGGATGTAATGAAAGTTTATGTAAGCGCCGCTAACGTCAGTTTTAACCTATTTGGTGTGGAGACAACTTAATGAATTACAATAACGGACAAATGCCGCCTATGAACCCCATGAATCAACAAATGCAACAAATGCAGCGTATGCAACAAATGGGTCAGCAGATGCAGATGCCACCTCAGATGCCTCAAATGCCTCAGATGCCGCCACAAATGCCTCCGCAAATGAATGCGAACCAAGGTGGCGCTATGCCAAACGCTCGTCCTATGGAGCCTATGGCACAGCAGATGGCTCAGCAAGGTCGTTATGGCGACAGTATGTTAGTTCACATGAACCCTGTAGAAGTAGCTGGCATAGCCTCGCTATCGCCTACAGGAGGCCTAACTACAAACCCGATGACAGGACAGCCAGAGGCTTTCTTGCCGTTCTTGCTTCCATTATTGGGAAGCCTTGGAGGTTCCGCTCTTGCAGGAACTGGTTTTGCCAGCGCGTTAGGACTTGGCAGTCTTGGAGCAACAGCTATGGGCGCTATTGGCTCCGGCTTAGCAACAACCGCTGTAACAGGTGATATCAAGAAAGGCTTGACCGCAGGTTTAACTGGCTTTGGTATTGGCAGTGCTTTGAATGCTGCTTCAGCGGCTGTTTCTCCAGGCCTTGATGCTGCACAAACGGCGGTCACTGAGGGCGCTAGTGCAGCAAAAGACTTAGCTACGGCAGCGACAGAACAAAGCACTCTTGTAAAAGGTCTTGGCGATGCGGCGACAGCAGCAGACAAACAAACTTTGCTTAACCTTCAAGGCGGCTTGGCTGAAGCAACAACTGGATCAGGCCGAGCATCGTTGTTACAGCAAGGGCCGCCCACGGCAAGTGGAGCAATTAACCCTGGCAGCCTTGAAATGGCTCAAAATACTTTAGCGGCAGAAACCTCTAAAGCCAGTCAGAATGTTTTTGGAAACTTTAAAGATAATCCCGGAGCTTTTACAAAAGAATTTGGCAAAAATCTCATGAAGCCTAGTTCTTTGTTGCCAATAGGCGTTGGTGAAGGTCAACGCGCAGCAATGGAAGCTCAAGAGGCTCGTGACGCTGAGTTTGGTGCTACAGAAGCTGAGAGGGCTGAAAGACTTGCTAGGTCACAAGGTATCTTGGATCAGTCTCTAGGGCAGGTTGCTACTGACTATGGCTACGATTATGGACGCGGCTATCAAGCTGGAGGTATCACTTCTATAAATCCTATGGATTATCAGCAAAGAATGGCTGATTTCCAACAAATGGGTATGCAGCAGCCGGTTAGAATGTTTGGTGGTGGTGAAGCTGGAAGGCCTAATTTTTCCCCAAATTTTAACTCTAACAACGCTGTTGGCGCTAACAGTTTTGGGGGTAGTGATCGCTCTTTTGCATTCAACCCATCAGGTAGGCAAGCCAGCCTTAGAGGCCCAAGGGTGGTATCTTCAGAAGAGCTAGAAGGGTATAGACCCGGAATAGATCCAGAAATAAATTACTTTCGTAAAAAGCTTCCGGCAGAGCCTGCTATTGCTGAACAACAAGCTGTTGTTAATGATCCAGTAAACGTTGCTGGTAGAGCCGCAGAGATAGAGCGATTAAGAAATGACCCGACGATGAACTTTGTTGTAGATGAAAGTCTTTCAACAGAGCAAAAAGACGAAATATTTGCTGTTCGTCAAAAGATCGCGCAAAACGCAGCGTTAAGCGAGCGAGGCTTTGATGCTCCAGAAGGGTATAGCGCAGTAGACGCTGAAGGAAACCCCACTGTTCGGAACTCAGGGTTAACTCTTGACATGTCAGGGCAGGATTTATATTCCGGTATAGGTGGATTTAACCGCGCCCCTTACGGCACTGAATATGGCATGAATAACGGCGGCGTTGTAGGTATGAACCAAGGGGATCAAGTTCCCAACGGAGAGCAAGCTGCTCAAGCTTTGATTCAACAAACAGCAATGGCTCTTTTGGGTCGTATGTCTGAAGAAGAATCTAGCGTTGTCATTAAAAGATTTGTAGATGAGTTTGGAACAGAAGCTTTCCAGCAGTTACGGAATCAGGTTCTAGAGTCTGTTGTTCCTAACTCGCAAAAAGAAGGCCTAATTCAGGGCGCTGGCGGTGGCATGGACGATCAGATTGGCGGTATGATTGGTGATCAACAAAAAGTTGCTGTATCTCCTGGTGAGTTTATAGTTCCTGGCGATGTGGTTTCTGGCTTAGGCGATGGAGATACCAGTGCTGGAGCTAAAGAATTGGCATCAATGATGGATCGAGTCCGCACGGAACGCACTGGAACTACAGAGCAACCGGCACCCTTAGTTAATGTTAGAGGCGGAGGCTTATTGCCAGCATGAACACCCTACTAGACTTTGATTCAAGCAAGATAAAGGACTTATCTAGAGAGCCAAAGGTTCGCAAACGGTCTGAGCCAAGAGAAGTTACTCACACGATAACTATGGTTCCAGCAAATTATCTTAATAATCTGTGGCCTGATGTAAGAACCCAGCTTGCTAAAGCGACTAAAAGGTCAAATGGGCGATGGAGTTTGGAGTTTCTTCATGCCGCCATATCAAATGGCAGCCAACAGTTATGGGTTGCGTTTGATTCAGAGAACCATATTGACGGTGTTGGTACAACAGAGATACTTCAATACCCAGAAAGAAAGATGTTGGCTGTACAGTTTTTAGGTGGTGACAATTTCAATAGCTGGGTTTGGGAAATGCTAGATCGCTTTAAAGATTTTGGGCGTGATAATAGTTGTCAGGGAATGGAAGCAACTGCCCGTATGGGGTTCTGGAAATGGTTAGAACAAGATAAATTCAGTCGATCTTTTGTGGTCTACGAAAGGAGTTTAGAAGATGGGAAAGAGTAGTGGCGGCGGCGGTGCTCAAGAAAGCACAGTAGTACAAACAAACTTACCAGAATATGCAGAACCCTTTTATGAGGAGCTTCTTGGTAGGACTGTCTATGAGTCAACAAGACCTTATGAAGCTTTTCCGGGTCAAAGGATGGCTGAGTTTACTGATTTTGAGAATCAGGGAATGCAGGGCATGGCTGACATGGCTTATGCTGGGAGCCCTTATCAATCGAATATGGCTGCTAATATAGCTGGTAGCGTTGGTGGTCAAGATGTTGGCGCTGGAGCCAATATAGCAGCAGGGTTTAACCCGCAAGATCAGTTTTCAGGGTATAACGCTGGGGATATAAGCAGTGGCTATGACGCTGGCAGCTTAGGCCAAGGCTATCAAGCTGGTCAGCGCGGTGTTGGTTATCAACCTGGGCAGTTCACATCAGACTACAACGCTGGAACCCTTAATCAAGACTTCCAAGCTCAAGATTTAACATCTGGTTATCAAGCTGGCTCTTTTGATCCTGGTTATCAAGCCACAGAGCGTCAGTCTCAATATGATATGGGGCCGTTAACAAGTGGCTATGAAGCTAGTTCTTTTGATCCTGGTTATATGGCTAGAGAGCTTGGTCAAGATTACTCTGCCAGAGACCTTCAGTCTGGGTTTCAAGCTGGAACTATTGCTGACGCAGACACATTAGCTAAATACACAAACCCTTATCAGCAGCTTGTTACTGATATCGAGAAGCGTGAAGCTCAAAAGCAATCTGACATCCGTGGATCTGAGATGTCTCAACAAGCAGCGCAATCTGGCGGCCTTGGTGGATACAGAGAAGCAATCATGCAATCTGAACGAGAAAATGCTCTCGGACAACAGATGGCTGACATTCAGACAAGAGGTGGGCAGGCAGCGTTTGAGCAGGCTCAGAAGGCGTTTGAAGCTGATAGGTCTGCCAGAGGACAAGAGGAAACCTTTAGACAGTCTGCGTTTGGCACAACAGAACAAGCCAGACAAGCTCAACAAAAGATGGCTATTGATTCTTTCCAAGCTGGAGAGACTGCAAGGCAACAGGCTGCTTCTATGGGCATGACTGCTCAGCAGCAAGCTGATGCCTCAAGACAAGCTAAAGAACAGTTTACTCAATCAGCATTTGGTCAGACAGCGGATGTTGCTGCACAGCGAGAGCAGTTTGCTCAGCAAGGGTTCCAAGCAGGTGAACAGGCTAAGCAAAGAGCAGCAGAGATGGGCTTGAACGCACAACAACAAGCTGATGCTGCTAGACAAGCTCAAGAGAAGTTTACTCAGAGTGCTTTTTCAACGACTCAACAGGGTCGGATACAGCAACAAGACTTCCAAAATCAAACGTTCCAGATACAGGAACAAGCTAGGCAACGCGCTGCCGAGATGGGCATGAATGCACAGCAGCAGCAGGATGCAGCTAATCAAGCTGCGGAAAGGTTTGGACAGTCCCAGTTTGGTCAGAACGAACAAAACAGACTTGCTCAGCAACAAGAACAACGCTCTGTATTTCAAGCAACAGAACAAGCCAGACAAGAAGGGGCTAGGCTTGGTCTTAATGCTCAAGAGATGCAGGAACGGGTTAATCAGGCTCAGAATGATGCTCGTATGAGGGCTAGGCAAGAAAACATTGGGCTGGCAGAAACTCGCGCAAGGATGGGCTTTGCTGGCCTCGATGCAGACAGAGCCACTCAAGGTCAAAGGTTAGACTCAGCTAGATTGCTTGGTCAACTAGGCACTGACGATCAAAGAATGGGCATTGAGAGAATGCGTAACCTTCAAGCTGCCGGTGAAAACCAAAGGAACATGAGCCAGCGCGGAATGGATATGGGTTATCAAGACTTCTTGCGTCAGCAGGCATTTGGCAGAGAACAGCTTGGCTTCTTTAATAATATGCTACAAGGGTTGCCTATTAGTGCTGGTTCTCAAACTACTACATTCGGCGGCCCTAGCAGCACCCAGCAGGCGCTTGGTGCTGGCCTTGGTGGCGTTGGTCTATATAGGGCTATGAGTTAACGATGAATATAATTGACACAGAAGACATGATCAAAGGCTTGCCTGATGCAGCCTTACAAAAAGAAGCTCAGAACCCTTCAGGCCAAGCGCCTCAGTTCCTTGTTGTGTCTGAGATTAAACGCCGTAAGGATATGCGAGCGCGTTATGCTCAGAATCAAAAGCCTCAAGGCACTGTAAAAGATCAGCTTCTGGGCGTGAATCCTACAACGCCTCAACGGCAAATGGCATCTATGGGTCAGCCTCAAGGGCGGCCTATGCCTCCTATGGGCGGTCAAATGCCTATGCAGCAGCCAGCACCTCAAATGGGAATGTACAGTGGTGGCGTTGTGCGTATGGCTCAAGGACTAACTATTCCAAACCCTTATCTTAATGCTATGTCTTCTGAAGACGCAAAACTTGCTGAGCGCGAAAATAACTTAGCGCGACTAGCCTATTTGGCTGAGCTTCCTGGGGGCAGCGAGGCCGTAAGAGATATGCAGGGTAGGATCGGCGGGATTACACAAGAAGATGTAGACTCAATTTTTGGTACCGCTCAAGAGCAAGCTGATGCTTCAAAATTTTCAGATCTTAATGAGTTGATTAATCCATCAAGGGTTGGATCTTATATAGAGGGTCTTACCGAGTCGCGATACAACCCTCTAGACAGGTTTACTCAAGGTGTAAGTACTGACTTTGAGCCTTTAAATCCTCCAATGTTTAAAGCGCCTACGCCACAAGAGTCAACTGACACAAGAAGCAACCCATTTCAAGCCCCAGCAGGCACTGCTGATGCAATTAGAGCAAAACTAGCCTCCATGAAAGGTCAGGGTCAAGGCGACGCTCCTGTAGGCGAAATGCTTCAAAGCATTTTAGCGGAATCTAACAATCAAGTTGTTAATAACAACGCTGAAGTAGTTGTGCCTGAAGAAAGAATACGGGGACTTCAGTTCCCTACCGGCCTTAGTGGTGTTGATTCATCGAGTTCAGGGCGGCAAGGTGATGATCAAGCGAGAATGAATGCTGCACAAGCGGCAAGATTAAGAGAAATTCAAGGGACAGCGTCAGGACAGCAAAGAATCGTTCAAGCTCCTGATGCCTACACTGATGATGCTGAAGGATACATTCGCGCCAAGTTCCCAGACGGGGTTCCAACTAACAACGAGGCTCCAAAAACTTTTGACGATTATGTTGCTTACCTGCAAACACAGAAACCAACACTAGAAGAGGGCTATCCTTTACTCTCAAATATTTTGAGGGACAACGCTAACGCCCGTGATGCAGAAGCTATCCGCTTATCAGAGTTAGAAAACGAAACGCCAACTCAAGATGTAACGACAGACTTACGGGCCTTGAGAGATAGACAGGCCGAGAGAGGGTCTGGCGGCTTTAAAAAAGATCTTGGAACCACTAATGAAACAATCTCACTTGAAGAAGCTCAACGACGATATCCAGAATTAAATCTAGAGGCTGGTAGCAAAGCATTTCGATTCGATTCAATCGAAATGCCAGCCGGATTCCCACCTGAGTTGCGTGAAAGAGCTGGGAAGCTTTATCAGGACGGCAACAAGGAAGAAGCGCAAGCTCTTATAGATATGTACTCTGCGTCTAAGACTGAAATCAATCCTGAAGATGACGGTATTGCAGCGTTAATTACGGATAAATTAAATAGAGCAGAACAACCGTCTGTTGGACAAAACACTGATGGGTCAGCAAGGATACTTTCTAACGCTGTAACCGAAGATAACAGCAAGGTAATTAAAGAAAATGTAGATGTAGCTACGGCGCTTGCTGCTGCAAGCGACGAAAGTAACGCGATAAGAGAAGACGGGCAAAAGGTAAACAAACTTGACGCCGAAACTATTAAAACTGCATTGTCAGAGACAAATGTTGATGAAAAGGTTGATAAAGAAAGCAAGAAGTTTGAATCTACCGGCAATGTTTATGCTGACGCTCAAGCAGGTATAAAAAATCTTAATATTGCATCTGAAGATGTTAATTATGAGTCAGCAAGGACTGCTATAGGCGATATTTCTACTGCCGCAGACAAGATAAGAAACAAAACCGCCAACTACGAAAGCCTGATAAAAGGCTATATTCCTGACTTTGGCAAGTATGCGCCCGACTACTCAAGCTTGATTCAAAGTCAAGAAGCAAGGGCGCAAACAATACGCGACGAGGCTAGGAAAGAAGCTGGCGCTCAAGCATTGATACAGTTGGGTGCTGGAATAGCTGGAGGCAATCTTTCTAAAGGTATTTCTGAGGCTGGTAAAACTGCGGCTGACATTAGGCGGCAAGGAAGAAAAGAAGCAAGCGCCGAAGAACAGCTTTCTACTCGGATGATGATGTCTCAGCAAGAGGCAAAAATGACTCTTGGTATGAAGACTGAAGAGTCTAGGCAGCGGGGCAGGCAAGCAACTAATGAAATGATCGTTAAGTCTTACGATGCCGACAGAAGAGCAGAGCTTGTTGCTGCTGGAATGGATGTTGATGCTGCAAAGGCTATGGCTGGCGTTGAGACAGAGGCAGCTAAAGCTATTGTTGCTAACACTCAGGCAGACAGAAAGTTTGCTCTTGATCAGCTTACAACAATGATATCAGCGGAAAGATATAAAGATCTGGCAAATGATTCTGAGCGGATGCGTCACACACAACAGCTATCTATATACGCCCCGATGATATCAACTCAAACACAAGATTTCATTGACAGTAGCGTTACAACTCCATCTCCAACAGAAATTCGTGAGTATGTTGAAGAGCTTATGCGGGGATTCGGTTTATATAGGTCTAGCGGTAACGTTGAAACTGGCAATATGCAAACTAATCAAAATAATAATCCAACAAAAGGTCGTGAAAACGACCCTCTCGGACTAAGAGGCTCGTATGGAGCGCAAGATTGATGGCAGGTTTAGTTTCTTTTAGAGAGCAACACCCAGAGTATGACGATTTATCTGATTACGATTTAGCCACAAGTCTTTACGATAAGTTTTATGACGGAAAAATAGAGCGAGAAACATACTTCAAAGAGCTTGGCATTAACCAAGAATATGAAGAGATGAGCACTGTTGATTACGCTCTAGGGCTCCCGTCAGAGTTGCTTGCTGCACCTGTCAGAGGCTTAGGGCAAGGACTTTTATCTTCTGGTGCCGGTCTTGCCCACCTAGCTGATGCTGCAACAAACAAAGCAGGGGATCTTGCTACCTATTTAGGCGCTGAAGATGTTGGTTCCAGTCTAGAATCCTTAATAGATAGCGGCGAAGAAAACGAAATTATTCGGCTTGCTACTGAAGGCAAGCAAGCATTGGATTCAGCCCTTGGGGTTGATGAAGCATATAGAGATAGCTATGCGGTTAAAGTTTCTGAGGCGTTAGGATCTATTGCTTCTTTTGCTGTTCCTGGCTTAGGTTTGGCTAAAGTTGCTGGCGCTCTTGGCGCTAGTGCTAAAGCTGCTGGAGTTATTGGTTCAGGATCTACAATCGCATCAGGCTCTGGTTTTGGCGCTGATGATCAAGCTCAAAGAATAGCTGCATCTAGGGCCAAGGGTATTGAGATAGATCAAGATACTGCTGATAGCTCAATTCTTTTGGGCGGTGTTGTTGGCGCTACGGAGGCGCTTACACCTTTAGGTGTGTTGAAAAAAGTTCGCGGTATTAAAGAACCAAGAGAGCGACTAGAGGCGCTTAACTCGCAAAGGCAAAAAGCTCTTGATGCTGGTGATGAGGTTCTAGCAACAAACTTACTTAACCAACAAATCCGCCTATCAAAAGAAGTGTCTAGAGTAATGAACGGCATGGAGCGCGTTAAAAGTTCTTTAGGTACGGGAGCAAAAGAAGGACTACAAGAAGTCGTAAATAGTCTGGCTCAAGATGCTATTCAAGTTGGTATGTACGATGACAGCATTGAGGTCGGTGAAAGTTTGTGGGATGACTTTACTGTTGGCTTTGGCGCTGGCGCGTTGGTAGATGGAGTATCTGTTGGTGTTGCTAACCGCAGAAACAGGATTGTTCAATCGTCTTTAGAAGAAAAAGAAGCTGTTTTAAGAGAAGAAGAAGAAAATCAACGAGAAATTTATTACAGCAAAGCCGACATAGCTCGGCATGAGGCGGAATTAAGAGAAAAGTTAAGCAAGGAATTTGAATATCAGCAAGGACAAGATGCTGACGCAGTGCCTACTAGAGGGCAGCAGCTAGAAGCTATAGGGTCTTCTGTCCGTGGAGGTCAGCAATTTAACCCGAAACAACAACTTGATCCGACTGTTGGCTCTTATGGCGGCACTAGCAATACAGAGACATACAAGGGTATTGGTAAGACATATGCCTCACAGATAGCTAAAGATGCATCATTAAGTGAGGGCGTGTTTCCTGATGCGGGTGATTTTAAAGTTATTACAGAGCAAGTTTCAACGCCGCAAGGCGCTAGAAATGAATATAAAGTTGTACATTCTATTGATGGCAAAGAGTATGGGTCATCTGCTGTCGAGTACGAGGCCGCAGCCCACCTTGCATCAAACCTAAACCAAGAACTTATTAATCGGAACATTACCAATTCGGTAATCGACTCTTTGGATTTAGCTCCAGATGCATACAACCCTCAACAGTCCGAATCGTTGTTCATGGTTGGGCAAAAGCTTGTAAGGCCTCAAGGCCACACAATTACAGCGGAAGTTTTGAATGAGGCCGCAAACACCACAACTGGCTTTGGATCTAACTTTGTTGAAGGGCTGAGTATTGATGCTTTGCATCAGCAACAGTATGGGGTTCCTCCTTTAACTGATCGTGGTCAAAAGATATACAAACCGCTGTCTAATATGACCGCCGCCCAACAAATAAACTTTGAGCGACGAAAAAATGGACAGCCGGAAAAAGCTGAGTTTACTCAAAGAGAAGCTAAGTTAATACTTGGTGACAAGTATCCTAAAGTTTTTGATGTGTTAGTTGGAGCAAAAGAACCTGACGCTTCAGAGGGTATTACTGATTTTGGCTCTGTGGGCGCGGAGGCGGCCCGTAGACGTAAAGAATATCAAGACGATAGATCTACTAAGGCTGAGATAAAGTCTGTCTTAGAGTCAAAAAACATAGTCTCTGACGTTGACTCTCCTCAACTGTCCTATGCCTTTGAGCAAATAGTTAACGAGTCAAATGTTAGCAAGATGTCCCCGTCACAAAGATTGTTTCTTGTTAGTGAATTAAAAAAGCTTCCAATCATCCCTGGTGATGCTGCCGCATCTTTGCCTGACTTTAGGCCCAAGTCGTTTACAAGAAGGCAGTACAACGAAGCCTTAACCTATGTGACCGCAACAGGTGATGGGACTGTAGCAAATATTGAATCGCAGCTTCCTGATGTTTCTAGTGAGAAGCGTAAGCGAGTAGTTGCCACGGCTTTGCAAAAAGCATTAAAAAATTCTGGCGTAGTGCAAGCTGACGATACTGTTCCAGCACTGACTATGCTTCCGTCGCCACCTCAACCACCAACGTTTGAAATCGAGCCTTACAAAGAAAATGTTTCTGAAGAGGCTCAAAAGTTAGAGCAAAAACTGTCAAAGACTTTAAAGGGATTTGGTCTAGACGATGTCAGGTTAAGGGTGCTTGATGCGTTAAAGTATGGGCCTGTTACTAGAGATGGTCAGCTAATCTTAGAAGGAGACCAATCTGAGACAGATGTCGTTAAAACGGCTGCTGGGTATTACAACTCCTCTCCAAGAACTACATTTCTTGCTTTAGACAGGGCCAATATGATGGCTAGGGACGAGAGTCCCGAAGCAAGAGAGGCGGCATTAGCTGAGATTCTTGATCACGAAGTGGTTCACGCTGTCAGAGACCTTGATCTTTGGGAAGATGCTGAGTGGCGGCTTTTAGAAAACGCCGTTAAGAAAAAAATATTCCCTGGCACAGGCAACGAGACGTTTTATAACAACGCTCAACGGCGTTATGACAACCTGCCCCCTGTCAGCCAAATGGAAGAGGCTGTTGCTGAGTTTGTTAGGTACGCAAGAAAAGATAGATCGTTAATATCTGGTAAGCCAAGAAGCCTCATCAATCGAATGTTTAGCTTCTTTGAAAAAACTGGAAATGCATTAAACGGAACAGGGTTTCAGTCCTTTGAGAGTGTTCTTGATAGGCTTGAATCTGGAGAAATTGGCGGCAGAAAGCGTGGTCAAATTAGATCCTTAAAAGCATTAGAGAAAGGCCTACAAGCCGTCCCTGAAAGAGGTATTGGCAGAGAAATAGATGAGACCTTTGATAGGGTTGCCCCTTTACCTGAAGAAGCTCAAGAAAGTGCAGAGGTCGTTGAAGACCCAACCGTATCTTCTTCAAACATAATGATGGCTAAATCGTCCAGCCCTATAGAAGGCTTAGTTGAAAGAGCAAAAACAAAGTATGCAGACTATAACTCTGCGGTAGAAGAAGAGTTCTTTGGAAACTTCTGGCCTAAAGTTATGTCTGAGGTAAAAGGTACAGTAGATCCAAGCAAAGTAAGAACGGCCTCAAAAAGGGCTATCAAGGATATTCAGACGTTTGTATCAAAGAATCCTAAGTATGCGGATTATTATGCCGAGGATATGAGGGCAATTAAGGCGGCCCTTGAGGGAGATTATGGAACAATCACTGATGACGATATGTTGTTTTATCAAGTGTCAAATGGCCTTACATCTCCAGCCACGGTGCTATCTGCAAACGTAGGTGATGCTCTAAATCTTTTTGAATTGTACAAGAAGAAAGGTAACCTTAACGACATTGAGTTAGGTCTAAGCCCCAAAGGTAACCGTGTTGTAGCAAGCTCTCCTTTTCAAATTTCAGGCACAACCGCTCCAACTAAAGCTATGTCGCTAAAGGTTTTTGACTCGCTAATTCAACAGTTTTCAAATACACCTAATCCAGTTAAAGCTGCTGTTGATTACCTTCGTGAAGGCGTTACAGCAAAAGAGCTTCAGCAGTTTAATAGGCAGATGGGTTACAAAAGTAATGTGTCTGGCATGAGCGCGATAAAGTCTCTTGTAAAGCAAGCGACAGGACAAGATGAGGTTATACCGAGGATGTTTATCTTTGGTAAGAAGATTGGCTCCTACACTCTAAACTTGACGGGCGACTCACGATACACGACAATAGACGTATGGGAATCTAGGTTTATTCGCAGCTACTTTGAAGGGCTGTTTGAAAAGAACACAGGCGTTCCTGTGACTGTAGATGAGGACAAACTGTTTCAAGAGTTCTCTACAGTTTTTAAGGAAGAGTACGACAAGATCTCTGGCAAGACCAACGACCCAGCATCTCTACAAGCAATGAGATGGTTCTACATGATTAACTCAGCCAAAGAGGCTGGATACCGAGGAGCATCAACCAATGAAACAATTTCAGAAATTACAAAACGACAACTCGAAAGATTTAGAAAAAGACGCGAAGCAGGCAGGGAGTCTAGCGATGCAACGCCTAATACAGAGATACTCGCATCAAGAATCGAGGAAGGGCAACAAGCCGCAGAAGAGTTTGCTCAACGGAACCCAGAAGGGTCAATAATACAGGCCGCAGATCAAAACCCAGAAATTAAATTAGCTGTAGCCCAGCAAGAGATGTTGGATGGGGCTACTCCGCTTTCTATTCAGTCTGGTAGCCATACTCTTGGCAACAAGTTTGTATATCAAATACAAGACAAGCTTGTTGGTTTAAAGAATGTTGAGAAGCAAATCAACGATTGGCGTAAAGGATTAGGCTTAAAGCCTCTTACAGAAGAAGAATCACCATACAGGGGCGAAGAAAGCGTTCCTGGTAAGATTGGGTTTGCTGGTCAAGAGTTTGAAGAGAACAGAAAGAAGCCTCTTGCAAACAAAATAGCCAAAAATGGATTAGACCTTAACGATATAGACGAGTTTCTTACCTTGAGACACGCTATTGAGCGCAACAAGACCATAAACCTAAGAGACTCGCAGCGAGATCCAGAAGTTAACCCTGGGTCTGGTTCCTTGAAGACGGGTGAACCTTTAACTGATAGCTTTGTCAAAGACAGAATGAGAAATCGTTATGGCATGACATGGAACGATTCTACAGGAACATGGAGTGGCGGTAACAGCAAAGCTAAAAAGTTTTTAGATGTAGCTCAAGATGTTGATCAAATAGTAAGAGAAACAATGAACACTACCGTGGCGGGTGGTCTTATTTCTAGAGAAAATGCTGACGTTATTAACAGCGCCTACAAGTATTACGCTCCGCTGAGAGGCAAAGAAATTGAAGATGATTACGCTGAGTCGGTAATTACCTCTAGTGGGCTAAGCACTAAGGGTAAGGAGTCTTTAAGAGCTATGGGGCGAGAATCTGCCGCTCAGTCTCCTCTTGGACACATAATGCTCAACGCGGAACGAGCAATTGTTCGCTCCATAAAGAACAAAGAGTTTGGTCAAAGGTTAGTAAACTTAGTTAAATCTTCGCCTGACAACTCGTTTTGGCGCGTTATTTCTCCTGACGATCCAAGAATGTCTAGAGGGTTTGAGAAGAAATATACATATGTTGGAAAAGACCCAGATATGCAGGGTCAAAAGTTTACGGAGGTTCCAGAAGGCTATAGCAGAAAAGACTTTTTGCAGTTAATTACTGTTAAGCCAGACTTTTTATCCCCAACAATGGACAACGATTTAATTGGAGTCAAAGTTGACGGTAAACAGGTTTATGTAGAAATAACTGACAAAAGAATGAGAGATGCCGTTATCTCTTTTGACGTAGGAACTGTTGACGGACTGCTGCAAAAGTTTAGCGTAGTTAACCGCTGGCTTTCTATGGTCAATACATCTCTCAACCCAGAGTTTGTTATTGGTAACTTTTCTCGCGATGTGCAGACGGCAATATTTAACATCCTTGGTGAGCAAGATATGTCTCAGGGCAAGGCTAGGGATCAAGAGCTAGTCCGTAAAGTCATGCTTGACGTTGTCCCTTCTATGGGCGTTTTCTACAAAGGACTTCGCCGGTACAACCCAAAGACAGGAAGCTTAACCGATTTTGTTACAGGGATGAGTCCTCAAGATAAAGCTGACTTTTTAGAGTTTATGCAAGCTGGCGCAAAAGCTGATTGGTTCCACTCGCGCCCTCCAGAGGATCAAATTAAAAGCATTCAGTCTATGGTTGACATGGCGAATGGCACGTTTAAAGGCAACTTTCAAAGTAGGTTTAACTCGGTTAAAGACTTTATTGAAGACTCTAACTCAGCAGTAGAAAACGCTGTACGGCTTGCAACATTCAAGGCATCCAGAGATGAGATGCTAAATTCTGGCGTACCAAGGGCTGAAGCAGTAAAGACAGCGGCAAGCTTAGCTAAAAACTTGACGATTAACTTTAACCGAAAGGGTATGGCTGGTGACGTTCTTAACGCAACATTCCTTTTCTTTAACGCAAGCGTTCAAGGTACTGCAAACTTTGCTAGAGGACTATTTGGCCCAACAGGCAACCCTTTTAGTAAAGAGGCAAGTAGAGTCAAGCAGGGTGCAGTAGGCGGCCTAATCATGATGGGTGCGTTGTCTGCCATGAGGGGAGAGGAAGAAAGTGAGGAGAACCCCAAAACGGGGCGCTCATATTATTCCGAGATACCTGACTATGTCAAAGAGCGAAACATGGTCATCATGGCTGAAAACGGAAAGGAGTTTTACACGATTCCTTTACCTTATGGGTACAACACTTTTCACGTTGTAGGTCAAACAGCCTATGAAATTGCTAAGGGCAATTTGTCTGTAACAAGGGGTTCTGCTGACGTATTAAGCGCATTCGCTGGGTCATTCTCTCCTATCGGCTTCGGGCCAGCTTCGGCGTTCCCAACCATCTCTCAGCCTGCTATAGAGATTATGTCCAACGAGAACTTCTTTGGTTCTCCCATCTACAGAACAAACGTAGGTTTTGGCACAGAGTTGCCTGATTCGCAGATGCATATGGGTTCCACTAGAGCGCCTTTTATTAGCGTTGCTGAAAATTTAAACAAACTATTTAACGGTAATGAGCAAGAGTCAGGGGCGGTTGATATATCGCCAGACACATTAGAACACATGACAGAGTTTATGTTTGGCGGGGCTGGAACATTTGGCCTAAGAAACATGGACGCTTTCGACAAGTGGAGCAAGGGCGAAAAGTTAAAGACTAAAGAAATACCATTCTTTAGGCGCATCAAGGGTGAGCCGGATATGCGGCAAAGCCAATCAGATTATTACGAGCGACGCAAAAAAATACAGCAAAAATCCTCTAGGATTGATTCTTTACGGGGAAGAGAAAGAATCGACTACCGAAAAGAAAACTCAATTTATTTATCTATGATCTCAACGTTGTCTAGCACAGAAAAAAGACTTCAAGCTTTAAGGAAAAGAAGAGCCGCCGCTAGGAGAATGGCTGATACATCTCCAGAGACAGCAATTAGAGCCGCTACAATTGAACAAAAAATGTACGAGGATATTGCCGATCAACAAGCTAGGTTTAACAAAATTTATGATCGCAACGTTGGAAGAACAAAATAGCCTTTACGGGCAATCCTCACCAACCAGCTTTATTATGTGAATTTGGCCTGTAAAGTCGCAAATCAATGTACATTTGCCCTCTTTACTATCATCATTTTCCACAACCGTCCATTTGTGGACATGAGCACTGGCAACAGTTACGCAAAACAAAGACGCAACAAACAACAGCGCCCTCATTGAGAATACCTTTCTGCTCTGTGCCTGCGAACAACGTTATAGACTGTGTGGTAGGGAAGGTTAACGTCCCTAGCTATCTGCATATAACTCAAACCGCGCTCTTTGTGTCGAAGGATGATGCCAATGTACATTTCGCTTATTGCATTCTTATTTTTTTTCTTAATAAATGCTTCTGGCGGAGGCGCTAAAGGTGCGTACCCGATCTGGCCTTGAATAGACTTTAAAAATAAATCACTCACTAGGCACCTCGCGAATGTTGTTAACTGTGATTGTGGGTTCGCCCCACATATCTACAATACTCATGTCGCCACCGTTTCTTATGGTCTCTAGCGCCTCTTCCTGAGTCTTTGCTTCAACGACAAACTCAGCATCTTTTGTTACTGACACTTTTAGAAAAAACTTTCTTTTAGTTTTCACCTTTGCTTCCTCTGGTTATTTTGTCTTGGTCTAAGCCCCGCCTATCGACCAACGCGGACGGGAACACGCTAATGGGACATTGGAGAGCCCCTGGTCTAACCCCGCCTGCGACCCAGAGGACGGGAACCCTGATGTTGAGCAGTTAGGTTTCTGCTCTGGTCTAATTAGCCCCGCCTGTCGGTCAACGCGGACGGGAACACGCTACTGGGTATAGGAGTACCCTGACCTAAACTTTATTGTCAAGGCGTGGGTCATCGCCTGTTGAGAATCGCATATACCACAAAGCTTTTTCCCTATCTTCGATGGGGTTCCACTTCTTGTTCTGTCTCCAAATATACTTGAAGGCGGCAATCGCTGCATAGTCTTGAACACGCTCAATACCAAAGGCTGCAACCATTGCGTCAATGCACTCAATTTCGCTCTCTGAGTAGTGAGCAGGACTGTTTACCATGTCCTCTTTTGCAGTTGCTACTGGCTCTGAGACCGCTTCAGTCACTTTAGTTTTAAGCGCCTTCTCGCCGTAAAGGATAATAAACTCCTTTATCTTGTTGATGGTGCTTCTGCTCAAGCTGCCACTCCTGTTTTTAGCTTTAATTAAGGTTTGAACATGAACGCCTGCAACACTTGCCACTTGCTGATCATCAAATCTAACAAGACCCTGAACCTGAGTCATCTTTTCAACTTCTTCTTTCTTCAACAACATCCTACTTCCTCAATATTGGGAACCATCGACAGTCGAATATGTAGCTTGATTTAGCGTTACCCGACGAGTCATCTACCCTTTGTTTATATGTGTGCTCTTTTGCAAGATCACGGGTTATCAACCTAGTTATTCTGGTTAGGTCAGACCAGTGAACTTCCTTGTAATCCGGTATGTCTATATCAAAAACAATGATGATGTTGGGGTATAGCTTTTGATACCGGACAACGTCCTTCTTGTTTAACGATATGGCGTACCTTGGATCTATACCAAACATCTCCTGAGACAACCGCCAGTTAGTCCTGATCGTTTTTAGATCTGACGGGAATGAGATCCGCATGTCATGAGTGAATTTGTCATTGGCCTTTGCCACGTTGGGCAATACATTCACCAAGTGAAAGTCTTGGGACTTGAGGAAGTTGCCCTCCTCAAGCTCTCCAAGCTCACACCAAGACTGCTTGTCTTGGAGATCCATCTAGAACGGAATATCGTCTTCGATGGGGGCAACCTCAACTGGTGGAGGCGGTGGTGGCGGTGCAGATTGACCGTCCTCTGGAGGCATAACCTCTAGAGTGATGCCAATATACTTACCTCTTGGCCCATCGTTGTTCCAAGCAGCCATCCTAATGTCTAGCTCACTTGCACCAGCCTTGAAGTGTTCCATGATAAATCGGGCTTGAGCCTTCGTTATCGTTAATGGGCCACGGTAGTACGGGGCTTTTTCACTCTTCCGTTCCTTCTCGACAAATAGAGCGCCAGAACTGGTCTCTTTCAGGTCATAATTAGGCATCTTTCGTTTCTCCTTTTAAGATTGCTGCTTTACGGTTGGTAAACATTTCGACCATCTTTTTATAGAGGTCGGCGTGTTGGGTTTGAATCGTTGTTATTTGATCCTTGTTGTCATTCCAGTAGCCCCTCAAACCTTCGTCAGTGGTCATCATGTCGATGAATTGCTTCATCGCAGCTACAAACTCCTCAGAAGCTACTCGCGTTGATTTACTGGTTGCGGCAGGTGCTTCCTCTATTATTGCTACAGGTGCGGGTGCTGGCGTTGGTTTTGGTTTCGATTTTGGCGCGTCCTTTTCCGCACTAGGCAGGTCTTCACCCGCATAGATGTACAATCCAAGGCCAAACAATGCTAAGCACTTAACCATGCATCGCATTTTGTTATCACTTATTGCCCTTGCGTCAGGTCGGACTACTGCTCTACCACGATGATCCATCACTGGTAGCCACATATGCCTAGCATAGGTGTCAATCACAATAGTGCAGTGGACAGTCACTGTGCCGTCTTCGTGCATCTCATTTGCCCCAAAGTCCATGATGGCTTGGGGGTAATGATCCATCAAAACCATCCAGCTATTTGCCCAAGACAGGTATCTTAGACCCATCTTGTCTTGAACGAAGTCCTCAACGTTGACTGCTGAAAGGGTCTGCCATATATCCACGAAGGTCTGCTCTGTACTTTTTGCCGTTGATCCCATACTTCTTCTCCATTTTAGCTTCAATTAGTTCCACAACTTCTAGCGGAACCAGTTTATCGAACAAATCAAAATTCAATTCGCATATCGGGCCAGCGGCACAGGTGAATACCACTTCACCACCGCCAATAACCCTCATTTGTAGATTGGGTATCTTGCTTATCGACCAAATACCAATCATCTTTTCAAACACGCTTCTTTGCTGCTCAAGCATTGCGCTCTCCCTGCCACTGATCACAAAAATCTGCAACCCGACACCAGTTAGCCGCACATCTTATGGGCTCCCCTGGTCGATGCTCTATGTGAGCGCCACCTGTTGGGAACTTGCTACGGATATATCCTTCAGCCTCTTCCTGAGTATCCAAAACCCTCATTGCGCGTTTATTGTTACCCTTTTTGACCGCGTACTGTGCCGGTCTCATCCAACGTTCACCGTCAGTGCAAAGTGGTAGCTTGTCGCCGGTTAGGTTTGCGTACTCTGCGTCTTGATGTAGCTTGATTCGGTCAGCCATGTACCGATCTTGTTCCGACTCAGACCAGAGAGGTATCCGTATCTCTGCTATGGGTGACTGTGGGTAGTCGGCATTGTTTTGTGCCTCCCGACCTTTCCAATCACGCATGACAGCTATTATCTTTAACTGCTTAGACACCTGACCTTTGGCGTGGCGCATCAGCCAAGCGTAGGCGTTCAACTGATAGGCCCACTCTTTCTTCTCGTAGATCACAGACCACACGCTGGTGCATTTGTAATCACTTGGGCCGTCCTCGTCCTGCAAGTCGATAGCGCCGGACACCGTCCACCCATCAACATCAACAAACAATCGCTCCTCACTAATCGAGTCTCCTTGGTCAGCGTCCTCAAACATCGAGTGAACTGCTGTACCAAGTACAGACCAAAGTTTGCTAGAGATATCTTCTTCAAGATCATCCCAATGCTTCTCAGTTAAGATCCTAATTCTAGGAGAATCAATGAGTTGCGTCACAGACCTGTGACTGTTTCCACGGGTGTAAGTGTCCTTACTAAGGGCATTTACAATCGGGGTTGGTAGTTTGTGCTTATTGGTTATCTTCACGAATCGGCCCTTGCTTACAATAAATCCGAACGAGCAAGCCTGCCTCGTCGGAGTGCTGACCTATGAAGAATTCTCGCTCTGGTGGATCTTCCTGCTTTAGCAAGTAACGCTTGTATGCGCTTCTGACCGCCGCCAACTTTCGGACTATGTCCGGCTCTTCTACTGGTATGTCGAAGGCATCTTTGAAAAACATTTGATCCCAAGGTATGCTTGGCAACGGTTCTCCCGTGCTCCGCACATTCATCTCGACATTCGATTTTATGATTAGACTCATAGCTACGTTGTTCCTCGTTCCATTGCGTGTTACCACGCTCTTCTTGTTCCAAAACAAAACTTCCAATTTTGCTCATATGATTCCTCCTGTTGTTCCGCTTGCGTATCATAGCGAACCATCATAACATGTGCAACATCTTTGAGACCACAATCTACGGCGAACCTGCCAGCAAAGCCAACAGTCGGAAGATTGTAGCTTTCGGGGGTAGACCTAGATTGATAAAGAGTAAGAAGGCCAGAGACTATGTCGATGCCTTTAAGAAGCAATGCCCGACCCTCGATGAGCTTATTGAGGGAGACGTTAGGGTGACGATTAAGATTTGGTATGTGACCCGCAGACCTGATCTGGATGAATCGGTCATATTGGATTGTCTAGAGGGCTTTGCGTACAAGAACGACAGGCAAGTGAAGGAAAAACATATTTACCATGCGCTCGACAAGGAGAACCCCAGAGCAACGATCAAGGTTGAGAAGATTACCGACTAAGAGAACGTTCTAAGCAGTACGTTCTAAACCCAACTTAAAGTTGGGAAGAAAGCTATCGAAGAGAACGTTCTCTCAGATGGCGTTCTATAGATTTAACATTTTTTGAAACGATTCACAAGGAGGATGCACATGAATCAATCAGATTTAGAATATTTTGTGACCAGCAACGAGGCAGGTAGGCACGTTTGTCCTGTATGTTCGCCGGAACGTAAAAAGAAAAACGAAAAGACATTTAACATCCAGCCTGATGGCGGCTGCGTACTCTATCGCTGCTGGCACTGCGAGGTATCGGGGAAGGTCAGTAGGGAAATTAGTTCTTTCGATGGGTTTCCTTCAGAGCAGACAGCCACCGTAAAAGCCATCAGTAAGCCAAAGACATCAGATAAAGGCCTGATGAATGCGTTCCTGACTGAGAGGGGTATCGACCCTGAGACCATTGGTGGATATAACGTGGTTGGTGGAACCAAATACTTTCACAACGGCGGTGAACTGGATGCCATTGGCTTTGTCTACGGCGACAATGAAGCCATCAAATGGAGAGCGGTAAGCGATAAGCAGTTTACCCAAGACGGTTCCGCGCAAACGCTTTGGGGCATTGAGCAGGCACCATCTGATGGCCTAAAAACAATCATCATTACTGAGGGCGAGTTTGACGCGCTGGCAATTGCGTCAGCACTAGGCGACTGCCCCGATACTTTAGTAGTCAGTGTTCCTAATGGTGCTCCTCAGAAGGTCAGCAACAAGCGTGTTGATGCTGCCGAAGACAGAAAGTTTGCTTATCTCTGGGCTGCCAAGGATGTGTTTGAACAGGCAGAAAAGATTATCTTGGCTGTTGACAGCGATGAGCCAGGGCAAGCTCTTGGTGAAGAGATCATGCGCCGAGTCGGCAGAGCTAAGTGCTACCACCTAGATCTACCAGAAGGTTGCAAGGATGCGAATGATGTCCTTCGTGATCAAGGCAAAGAGCGTTTAGTAGATCTCATCAATCAGGCGAGTCCAACCCCATTGGTCGGCGTGTATTCAGCGAATGACTACGCTGATGACGTTGCCTTCCTGTACGAAAAGGGTTTGATGAAGGGTATGTCTACCGGATTCCGTGGCTTAGACGATGTTTACACTGTGCTTCAAGGTCAATTGACTGTAGTAACGGGGCTCCCTGGATCTGGTAAGTCTGAGTTCATCGACGCGGTACTAGTTAACTTAGCCGAGAAAGAAGATTGGAAGTTTGCCATCGCAAGCTTTGAGAACCCGCCAGCAATGCACATCATCAAGCTGTCTGAGAAGTACGCTCGTAAGCCATTCTTTGAGGGTCATCATGAGCGAATGTCTTCTGATGAGATGAAGGAGTCTAGAAGCTGGGTCAATGATCACTTTGCCTTTCTTGATTCCAAGGATGGTGAAGCGGCAACGATAGACAGCATCATAGAGCGTACAAAAATGGCTGTCATGAGGCTTGGTTGCCGAGGCTTGGTGATTGATCCTTATAATTACATAGCCCAGAACAGCGGCGAGAACGAGCATCAAGCGATCAGCGAAATGCTCACTCGTATGGTGCAGTTTGCTAGAAGTCATGACCTTCACATCTGGTTCATTGCTCACCCTGCTAAAATGAGGGCAAACGATCAGGGCAAGATGCCTATCCCAAACGGCAACCACATCAGCGGGTCTGCTGCATGGTTTGCTAAAGCCGATTGCGGCATAACAGTTCACAGATTAGGTGAGCACATCGAGGTACATAGCTGGAAATGCAGATTCAAGTGGGTTGGTTCAATAGGCAGTGCGGAACTTCAGTACGATCCGGTGACGGGGAGGTACAGAGACCGTGAACATAACCCTGAACCGTTCGCGCAAGTTGCGAGATCAACGGGTAGAAGAGATTTTCATGAGACCAAAGATGACTGGAACTTCTAATTTTGTGGAGCGGATGCACAAAGCTGGGGATATCAATCCCAGCGAGTGCATTGCAGCTAATCACTTACGCAGTGTCCTAAAGCGATTGGAGGCAAACATCAAAGACCAGCTTGCAATGATGATGCTCAAGGACATTGCTGACTTTCTAGAAAAGAATTACGGGGATGATGATCAAGTGATTAAGTCTTGCGGATTGCTAATGAAGAACAGAAAGGTGTCAAAAAAGAATCTTCCTGGATTTAAGTCTGTGATGAAAAAATTAGCAACTAAGAGATAATTCTGTCAATTGCATATGTTGATGTAATTTGAGAGACTTCGCCGGTCTTGGTCGGACATGGCGTTTTCTCGCGCCTATGGTTCCCCTCTTTGCACCCCGCATCCTCCGTGCAAGAGGGGCAACCATTTTATCCGCAGACCTCTTTCAACTTACTTTGAATCGAAGTCCAAGAATCTTTGAGTTGCTTCTCGTCTTCCTTGCTGTGGTTGTGAGACCAGAAACAAGTACCAATTAGCCCGTGGATTCTTGGATCATCTTTTGATGTACCCATTAGCTGCGTCAAAAGGTCACACTCTTCTTTGTTTAGTTCAACTTTCATCTTCCATCTCCTTGTCGGCGGCAAGCACTAACTCACCGATTGCTTTAATTAGTTGCGGGACAACCGCATTACCTATCGCTTTAACTCTGTCCACCCGATTGGGAACCCCATGAGATATTCGCAGAATGCTGGATTCAGAGGGCCAGTTCCCCCCGCTAAAGCGTTCACTGTATCCGGCAATGAGTTGCTCGGCAGTCGGCCCTTGGCTTTCAGCGTGGCAGGTGACCGCCCCCCTTTGTAGTCGCGGGTTGTTGGTGTGGGGTACATTCTGATCTGATCCGATAGGCTGGTCTGGCACTTGGTTCCGTTTGGTCGAATCCATTTCGTCCCCGTCCAATGCCACCCGTCTTGGTTCTTGTTGCTCGGTCTTCCGCCGCCCTCTCCACTCGCTGGAGTAGCCCACAATGAAGACGCGATCTCTTCGGTGTCGAGCATCGACGGAGCAAGCTGGAAGTACGAACGTCCTGACGTCGTAGCCTTCACTCTCCAAGTTAATGCACACATTGTCGAGCGCCATGTTGATGAAGCCAGAAACGTTTTCGCCAATGACCCATCTAGGCCGACACTCTTTGATAATTCTAAACATCTCAGGCCAGAGGTGACGGTCATCGCTCGCGCCGTTTTTTGGCCCTGCATCTGAGAAAGGCTGGCAGGGGAATCCTCCGCAAATAAGCTCAACTGAGTCTCGGTATTGGTGACCATCTAATTCCTTAACGTCGTTGTGGATTGGTGTGTCAGGCCAGTGTTTGTTTAACACCTTGACACAGTAGGGGTCGCGTTCGCAAAAGGCCACAGTGGACATTCCCGCCCACTCTAAGCCTAATGAGAAGCCGCCAATGCCTGAGAACAGGTCAAGGACTTTCATCAATCTCCTCGACATCCACAATCTCCTTGCCATACTTTGTCTGGCAGGGTTTTACAAACTCAGCGTAGAAGTCACCGCCTTCAAGAGCCATGTCTTCAGCCTCCTCCCAATCTTTAGCGGTTACAAAGTAACGATCAGTTATGGTTCGGGTAATGTCTACTTGAAAATTAGGCATGGTTTGCTTCCTCTGGGGATACCCCAAGGTATGTTGTTTCTGTGAAATCCTCGCAGTTCAGGCAGTAAAAGCCTTCGCCTTCCTGAAAAGAAAGATCTGTTTTGATACACGCTTCGCAATACAGGTCTCCAGCGTTTAGCTCATCAAGCGATTGGCATACTGGGCAAAACGAGAAGCTGTACTTGCCGTCCTCATCCTCGCCGTCTACTCGCTCAAGCTCAATGTCGTGGTGTTTGTCGCAAAACTCAGCATCTAACTGGTTCCACGGGGCATCAGGATGTGATGCCTCAACCTGCTCTCTTGTTATCTCACTCATTGTGGGCTCCTGGTTTTAGGCCTCGACGCTCGTAACAGGCTCTGCACTTAACATTGCCCGTTAACTTGAAGTCGGCCTCTGGTTTGGCTAAGCCGCAGTTGATGCAATATCTGGTCTTGCCAGCGGTTGCATCAGAGGGCAGTTGAGTTGGCTTGTTCCCAGCAGCAAGCCATTTTTCGTAAGCTTCATTCATTAGGCATTCACGTTGTTTTCTGCCATAAAAATCTCCACCCCGATGTATTCATCAGGAAAAGACTCGTAGGCTTCGGTCAAAAGCTTTTGCAACTTCAACAAGATTTCTATCTTGCTCTGCGTATCGGCTTCGCCGTGGTAGTTGGTGAAAAGGGGTATCCTAGTCAGCAATTGCTTGCTGTCATCATGGTCATCCCCATGTGTGTAAATCCTCAATCCGTGATCGGCGTAGCGGTGCCAAAACAAGTTGGCAGGGTGCGAGACTTGGAAGACATCAGTGCCTTTGGTTAACTGCTCAAGCTCTTCGATGCGCTTTTCTGCTGCGCGAAGTTCCTGAGTCGTGCGGATGTGATGCTCTTGATCCAAGCTGCGTAGCCTGACCTCTTCTTTCAACTTGTCGATTACTTCTTGTTTTGTTGGTGCTTTCATAGCATTTTCTCTAATTTAGTATGTTGTGGTACGAATGGTACGTTATATTTTGAGGGGGTGCAACACCTACAAAGGTACGTCTTGCGCCCAAAAGGTACGTCTTGCGCCCAAAAATCTTTAGCTACCTAATGTGCTTCATGTCGTCTTTCTGCTCACAGATTAGGTGCCAGATCTCAGCTTCATCCTCATCCTTAAAGCCAAAGCTTTCAAAGGTGTCGCTCATGAAATCTAACAGGCTGTCGCCATTCCGAACCCTATCCCAAAACCAGGAAAGGTAGTCATCGTAGCTAAAGCCATATTCGCCATCGTGCTGATACTGCTTTTGTATGTACTCCACAATCAGGCAAGCGTATTTTGCTGGGTCAATTTCATGTTTGTTTCCAGCAAACTCATTAATGGTGGATCTGTCGGCAATGAACCGTGCTGATTGAAGACTGTTTGCGTCCTCATACAAATTGCACCAGTTACAAGCCCACTCAACCAAAGCAAAAAGCGCATCGTTCAATGGGCTTAACACCTCCCCTTGATGTTTGTCATATGCGCTTGGAAACCCGTC